TGCCTTGAAGGCCTCGGCGGTCGGTGCACCCTTGGAGCCCGGCTTGCGCATCTTCTCTTTCGAGCCGTCTTCAATGCGCTCACGCTTGGCGTGGATGTTGGCATAGAGGCCGCCACCGGACTTCTTCTTCGGCGCGTCGTGCTTCTTGTCTTCCGGAGAGGCTTCCCACTCCTTCATCGACATGCCGTGCTTCTTGGCGAGCATCTTGTCTTCGCGCTTGTCCTTGGCAGAGCCTTCGACCATTCCGCCTTTCTTCTTGCCCAACAGCATGGCTGCGGGCGAAAGCATCTTTGCCTTCTCAGGGTTTTTGGCCAACATCAGGGCCGGAGACAGCATCTCCAATCCACCGCCGCCAGCTTTTTTGGCCATTCCGCCCTTCTTCATGCCGTGCGCGCTGTCGGCCATCATGCCGCCGTCGGGCATCATGTGCATGCCGCCACCCATGGCCTTACCGCCACGCTTCTTGGGCTCGCGGCCGCCTTCATCCGGACCAGCCGAGGACATCGCGTCCTGATCCGAGCCGCAGGCCATGCCGCCGTTCTTCTTGGCGGTGCGACCACCGTCCTTGCGGCGGGTCATGTCGCCCTTGTGGCGGGTATATTCATCAATCATAGGCTTAGAAGGCATTGCTGGCTTGGAGCCGTGGTCAATCATGCCGCCAGCGGCCTTCATCGTCTTACCACCATGCTTGCGGCGGGTGGTGTCACCTGCACGGCGCATCTCTTGGCGCATCAGCTCGTCGGCTTCAGCCGGAGTGATCGTGCCAAAACCCTTCGTGCGACCGGCCTTTTGCATTGCCTGCTGGTGATCCAGAGGTGCGCGCATCATGCCTTCGCCCTTTTCGGGGTCCATCAGACCGCCGCCCATCTTCTTGACGCGGCCGCCGGTCTTGAGGGCACCGATGTGCTTCTTGCCTTCGCGCTCTTCGTTGGCGTCCTTCTGGTTCGTGTTGGCGAGGCCAACCTTCTCCTGAAAGCCGCGCGGGGTGCGGTCAGCGCGGCGGGCATTCTCGCCGCCTTCGACTTTGCCACCGGCTTTGAAGGCGCGGCGCGAGATCGGGCGCATACCCGTCTTCACGTCTGCGTTCATCGGTTCGGCTGGGGTGAAAGTCGAGCTATCGACTTTTTCGGACGAGGAGGAGGCAAGGCGCTTGGCCTTCTCCTTCATCGCCGCGCGTAGGCTTTTGGCGTCCATTGCGTTCTCCTCGAGGTTATCCGGCGTCCCGGTCGTGACGTGCATTATAGCGCGAAGTCATCGACAATGCACGGTCGATGTGGCCTTGGCTCCGGACGGGTTTCTTGGTGTCACAGGTCTTTAGCCAATTCTTGAATTCTTTCATGGACATGCGGACCATTGCTCGCATGCGATCTGGACCTTTGCCGTCGGAAAAACCAGCGTGATAGGCCTTGGTTGCGCCCTCGCGAGTGCGATAACCCAGCATGACTTTGTGCTCGTCAAAGTCGCCGGTGCGGTGGTCTTGCTGGTCGACGATGAAGACGTGATCGCTTTCAGCATCCGGGCCGATGCACACGTCGACGTGGTCACCGTCAGCGCCCTCGGTGCGCTTGATGTACCCGTAATCGTACGGAACACGCACTTTCCAGCCGTCGCCCTTGCGCAGCGTCCCCTTGGGGTTCTCGATGCTGATTGGCAGGCCTTGGAAGCTGATGTGGTGCTTCTTGTAGTTGCCAGCCTCTTTCTGGGCCTCGCTGGGGTCAACATGGACCGCGCCGCCGGTGTTGTAACCGTAGCGCTTCATTCGATACTGCGCAGCGCCAATTCGGTCGATCATTTGCTGATTGATCGTCCCCCAAGGCTTCTGTTCCTCGGTCATTTTTCGCCATGTCGAACGGCCCATAGGGTCTTCCGAATAGGGGTGAACCACATTCCCACCCTTCACATCCTTGGCCAGCATCGCGCTCATATAATCGCCAAAAACATCAGGTCGTGCCATGAGAGGCACGTCACCGACATATCGCCCGCCGGTGGGCTCAGTGTAGGTAGAGTGCGCGAACCCGCTATCACGCACGTTCCGCATCATTTCATCAGGGTCAAGTTCAACAACACGTTTGCCAACCGCATTGTTTGGCGCATCCAAAAGTTCTGGCTCGGTAATGGCTGCGCGAGTGATGCCAACCTTTGGGAAGCCACGATCACGCCAGTAGCTTCTCTCCATCATCTTGACGATTGGGCCGCGATGGGTTCCCGGAAGATTTCGCGCGAATTCAGAGGCGGCCTTCGGGTTTTCGATGCCCGGCCAATTTTCCATGGCCTTAGCACCGCTTGCGCGATCCTTCTCCCCACTACCCATATGAAGGCCTGCGCGAAGGACGTCATTGAATTCCTTGGCGTCCGCTGGGTGGATGTCGCCCTCGTCGATTTGCGCCATGAGGGCGTCAAACATGTTGTGGGAGCTATCGACCGACTGCGGGCCCATGGGTTGGAACGCCCCGAGAAGCGGACCCTTTTCAGCAGCCAACCCGATCATCTTTTCGATACCAGATGCGTGGGTTTTTGCGTTCGCCCATACCTGCCCCTTATTGGGTTCGCGCATGTAATCGACACCGGCATGAAGATCGACGGGCCAGTTCAACTCTTTGCCGTTGAGATGCGTCATGCGACCAAGGCGAGAGCGGTCACCACCAAGACCAATAAGCGTACCACCGGCGCGGGGCGTCAGGGCATCTTCCCATGACATCGTGTTTATCGGCTTAGGTGTTACGCCCGGGATGCCGCCAACGGTTGACGTCACATCTCTTGGGGCCATACCCTGCTTCACCTTGTAGTAGCCGCCGGTGACAGGCTTATCCTGCGACGTGTCAACATTGTACTTTTCCAGCATCGCGATTTGACGTGCTTTTTCAATCGGATCGTTGATTTTCCAGATTTCATTGGGGTCTACGACGCGCCTTCTGCGCGCTTCCATCTTCCGGAGAACCCTTTGAGCCTGCTCGTCGCTGTGATTTGGGTCGACGCCTGCCACTCGAAGTAGGGCGGCTCCAAGCGGGTGGTTTCGGATGTCATCAAAGGGTGACCCGCCGTCAGCATAACCGATCCGGCCGCCGTCTTTGGCACCGCGCATGGCCCGCATGACGTCGTCGTGGGTGGTTTCCTCGTTCCCGGCCTTGTCCCAGATGGCGTGGTGGGTCAAATGCTGCCGGAAAGGCTCCAAACCGCTGTCCATTTTGGGGTTCAGAGCGGTTTGGCGGGCCGCAAGGCGGTCAACAGCCTCATATCCAGCCCTTTTTAAGGGGTTTTTGGCCTCTTTGGTCTTCAGTCCGGTCTGCAGGACGACTTGACGGGCATCCAAGGTGGGTTGATCGCCTCGGCCCAGCATGGAAGCGACGAAACCAGCCTTGGCGGTGCCGATCCCGCGCAGGTCTTTGGAGAAATTGCGCCACTCCTCGGGGCTTGATTGCTTTTTCAGCGCCCGGGCGACCAGATCGGACACCTCTTTGTGGCGCGGGCCGAGGTTCTGCACCGCCCAAGGCAGGGCGTCCATCTCAGCATCCAACCCAAATGGCTTCATAACCTGCTGGGCATGCGCCACAGCCTCTTCGTCGACCTTCCCGCGCTCAGCTTGGTCCAGATAGCGTTGCCCCATGGGGCTGTGCAGCCACTCACCCATGGCACCCTCGGGGCGGATCATCCCGCTCATGCCGGACGGCAGGTTGAGACCGGCAGCCCGAACATTTTCCACGTTCTGAGCGCGGCGTTGGATCGACGACCGGGTGATGGCATAGGCCTTGATAAGGTCACGCGGGGTCAGGCCACCGGAGGCTGCGCGGCGCGCTGTCTCGTCCATGAAGGCACCGAAACGCTCGACGTGGCTCGGGATTTCAGGCAACCCACCAAGGTTCTCCTGAACGTCCCTCAGGGGACGCCAGTCGAAGCCCTTCATCTTGGTGCTGGCTGGGTCTTGATACTGGGATACCAGATCGAGTGCCTTCTTGATGCCGTCAGCCATGGTTCAGCCCCCTATACGTTGCGGGCGAGCATATCAGATCATCACCGCTTGGTGAAGTTTAGGTTTTACACCGCCCCACCGCGCCGCATTGCCGGGAAACCCTTGTCGAGAACGCTGTTCTTCAGCTTGTCGGTCATCGGCAGGTGGAAGCCCTGATAGTCGCCATCATCCGACTTCAGGTCGATGGGCTCGCCGGGCTTGATGTCCGGATCGTGCTGCTTGGCCAGAGCCATCACGCTCTTCGGCACGATGTTGTCGTAGTAGCCCTTCATACCTTGGCCGCCGACTTTCAGGTCGTCGCCCTCAAGGTTGTGGGCATATGCGTTGGATGAATAACCAGAAGGCGCGTTGGACTTTGGCGCAGACAAAAGTTTCTGCGCAATCTCTTTGCCGACCATGGAGCCGAGGTGGCTTTCGTCCGTGATGTCTTGAGAAAACGACTTTTGACCGTCCTTGTCCCATGCGTGAAGGGTACCAAAAGTGTTTTCTGATGGGTTTCGGACAAGCTGAAGGTTGGAAACCTGCTTCTCCAGCCCATACCGGTCGGCCTGCGCCTGCCCGGGGGTGAAGACCACGCCGTCATAGTTGCCCAGCGCGGCCTCGCGCAGGACGTTCTTCAGCGCCAGATCGGTCCAGTGCTGGGTGTTCTGGACGTAAGGTGCCTTGGGCGGTCCTTTGGAAATTCTATAGTCAATATTTTCGGCCTGATCCTCGGGAATGGCGCGGTACGCATCCCAAACTTCTGCATGGGTCGGGTGCCTTGAAAGCACTTCACCCGTCTTGGTGTTGAAAATTTCATGCGGGTTTTCAGGGTCAGAAAACCCCTTTTCACGCCCCTCTTGACCCCAGTCGGACTGCAGCTCCTCAACGTGCAGGAGCTTCTTGCCGATGCCCGGGCGCGAGAAGTGTTTGCTGAGACGGAAGTTCATGAGGCGCGAAAACGATGCCGCCTCTTCGGGTGTAATGATGCCATCGTCTGCGGCCTTGTCTGCAGCGTACGACCCAAGATTTCTGACCCCAGTATCAAAATAGTCAGATATTTTTTCAGCGATGGGTCGGACGTCCTCGCGATCCTCACCGACCATGCGGTCGGACATGCGGATGTGGGCCAGCACGTTCGGGTGGTCGGACCAGTGGCTTGAGCGATACGATCCCGTGTCCGGGTTTCTCCGCTTCACCGTGGTGGTGTTATAGTCACCGTTGTGCCGGTCGTAAAACTCGTCTGCGGCCAACTGCGCCTCGTCCAGCGTCTCGTACTGGCCAAACGCAGCGTGGTCCGGGTGCGAGGTGTGCACTTCGTAGTATTGCGCGGGCTTGCCTGCCGGTCTTTCCAGCCGAAGCAGTCGCTCGCGGTAGTTCTTCCCGCCCGGGATCGTGTAATCCCCATAGTTCGTGTCGGCCGTGTCGAAGTAATCGTCGTCTTCGCTGTAGCTCGAGGTCTCGGCCTCGGGTCGGCTCGTGGCTCGCTGTATGTGCCGGTTGTACTCGAGCTGCTCTTGCGGTGACAGTTGCGCACCAGCCGGGATGTCGCGGAAGCGCTTTTCATCCTCGTTGGTCGTGTAGCGCGGGTTCTCACCGTACTGCGTGATGCCGATACCCGGCAGGTTGTCCTCAAAGTGCTTTGCCAGCTGCTCGCGGGTCACCTTGCCGGTGGGCAGGGGTCCGGCGTTCTGCAGTTCGGTGTCCTTGAGGCCAAGCTTCTTGGCGGCGGCCACCATCTGCTCGGCCGTCCCGCGCTCTTGCTGGAGGCCCCGGACAATCTGTGCCGCTTTGGAATAGAGACCGTGCTTGTTCATTTCGCCACTCCGCCGCGCGCATGGTAGATGTTGGGATCATTCGGATCGAACCGCTCTGCGTCCTTGTGCTTGATCGCGCTGGGCTTGAAGACGACGATCTCTTGGACACCGCGACCGGTCTTCATCACAACGCCATCGTGCCCGCGCTTTTGCATCTCGTCCATGAACGGCCGGACGTGGTGGCCTTGCAGGTTGTCCCACGGTTCAAGCCGGGCCTGACCCTTCATGATACCCATGGACTGCAGGTCGCGCAGCGTACGATGCGAACCCTGTTCCGATGCGTCCCAGATGTAGGGGTTTTTCAGGGCGGCATGGAGCGGACCCATGACGGTTCCGGGCTTTTCGTACTCGTTGGTCGTGTACTCTTCTGCGTTCTCGCGATCCGGCGTCAGGTAATGGCCACGGCCGTAGAAACCATAGTCGCGGGTGGACCCAAGCTTTGCGTCCTTGAACTCCTCAAACGGCTCGCTGGGCGTACCGTGCCACAGCTCCAGAGGGTTACCCTGCTCGTCCTGCAGGTCCTCGTGGATGCCCTCGAACATGGCAGCGCCACCGGCGGCGAAGCCTTCGCTGCGGCGCGGCAAGTCGGCAGTGCCAGCCGCGTCGTTGATCGCCTTAACCTCTTCGTCCGGCAGGACACGGTTGACCTTCATGTTGCCGCCGATCAGCCAGTTGCCGGTCATGTTCGGGTTGGTCTTGTAGCGGTAGAACCCACCGTAGGGCACTTGGTCGGTGATGTGGGCCTTCACGCCCTTGCCACGGCTGTCAGCCACCGACTGCCAGTCTTTGTCGGCCGCCATCTCAACCTCGGCCCAGACGTGGTTGTCCGGCCGGTAGTCCGGCTTCTTCAGGCTGGGGTCGGACTTGCCACCGATGTGGGTTGCCATGGGCAGATCGCCAGCATGCCAGCCGGGGCGGTACGCCAGATCGCCGAGCTTGGACTTGACCTTGCCCTCGGACTTACCCTGCGGACCCTCTTCGGCCTCGAGCCACTCGCCCATCGGCACCGGCTTGTCCGCGTTTACGAACAGCGGGTAGAGCTTGCCGTCGCCCTTGGTGCGGAACAGCTTGTAGGCCTTCACGGTCTTCTGGGGGACCGCGCCCCCATCTGCTTTGGCCGCAGCATATTTTTTCTTGATGTAATTGATCGCCCTTGCCTCGTTTGACCCCTGATCGTCAAGCAGGTGATCGTGTTCGCCAGAGAGCACATCCTTGAGGAGCCTGTCGTCTTCCTCAATGTACCTTGCTGTCCCATGCCACGGGAGGTGAGCAGCAATTATGCTTTTGGGATCAACGTCACCCTGAACAAACGGAGGATACCGCCAGCGGTCTTTGTGTACCGAAAATTCTATGGTCGGAACTTGTCCGGGCTTCCCGTAAAAGCCCTTCTCATCGGCGTAAATGGCTTTCGGACCCTCATACCCTTTGGCATGAGCAAACATCAGGCCGCCCTGCATGATGCTGGGAATATTTTCCACTGAGGTCTGGTGGTAAAGGCGAACGTGGTCTTCAGGGATTGGCGATTGGCCCGGAGCTTGCGGCACCTCATCGTCTCCCATCCCGACAGCGCCACCGTCGGCATACGTCATGTCCGGGCTGGTGGGGTCGAACTTGCGGGCCGACAGGGCGCTCTTCACCTGCTCAGGCTTGAACGCGACATATTCTTTCACACCAGCGGGGCTTTTAGCAATAATTCCGTCAAAGCCGGATCGACGGATTGTGTCGTGGATGTCGTATTGGCCCCAGTCGTTGATTAAGTGTCCCTCAGGTACCTCGCGCAGAAACAAATCGTTCAGCGTGGCGGTGCCATCGTCCAGCTTTTGAAAAAGCATTTGCCGATGGGCCAGGTCTTCTTTGCGATGAGGAGATATGTAGTCGCTCAAAGCGTTCTTGATGTAGTCGCGCCATGCCGGAATGCGTAAAGTTTCCTCGGTGAACGGCTGCTTGATGCTGGCATGCAGCTTCATGACCTGCCCGTACATTTTCGGGTTGCGCTGGTCTGCCCGAATACCTTGCGCGTACCCAGATGCAGCGGCGGGATTATCAGTCAAGTAGATGCCCGATCCGTACTTGCCGTGACCGGACGGCTTGAACTCTTTAAAGTCCATCGCGTCACGGTTCTTCTGGGTTTGCTCCTCATCCACCTCTTCCATCCAGCCCTTGGTGGCCACCCTCGGTGCATTGCCGTGGTACAGCACATCGGGCACGTCAGGGTGGTTGCCCGCAAGGAAGCTCTCCTTCGCGTTAACCGACCCACCATCAGCCTTCAAGATGTCCGGGTCATCGGTGTGAGCGCTGCGATTGAAAACCGATTTGATCTGGTTTGGCTCAAACACAACATGGACGTCGTCATGGTACTTGACGCCATCATAGCCTTTTCGCTTCAGGCTCTTCACCGTTTCCTTGCCGCTGTAGAAATCATCAGCAAGGTTGCCCATGGCGGGGTTCTTGATTGACAGGTGAACCGGGTAGTAAGTCGCATCACGCGCGAAGCTTGGTTCACGATCCGGGTCAGTGCTGTTGATGTAGCCCTTTTGGGCGTGGTCAATTGTGGCCACCTCATCAGCGGACGTCGTGTCGTGCTTTGGCGAAAACCAGATGCCCTCGTTGGAGGGGCGGAAGGCTTTAATATCTGCGCTCTGAGTGGCGTGAACCATTTGCATCGGCCTTCCGTCAGGATGCCGAACCTTTGATCCCTCAAACCACTTGTCAAAGCCAACCGATCCGCCACGGGCTTTCACCGCGCGCAACCCACCCATCTTCTGGTAGCCAGCAGCCTTGACACCATCGAGGTAGGCAGAGCCTTGCTGGAAGCCGTCCACGCCCTCCTTGCCGGTCTCATAGCGCAGCATGGGGATGTACTGCTCGCCCTCGTGCTCGATGATCGTGGGCTGGGTGCCCATGCGCTCGAAGCTGCGCAGCGCCATCGTGGTGGGCTTCCACTTCTGCATGTACCGGCCGGTGATCCGCATGGGGTGCGCGCTGCCCTGCAGCGTGTCGCCAACCTCGTACCCGTCGAACACGCCCTGCCCCACGGCTTTCTCGTGGGCATCCATGGCGTTCATCATCCGCTGGTGGATGTCGTCCATCATGCCGGTGTGGTAGGTCTGCATCTGCTTTTGCTCGCGAGCCTGACCAAGATCGGTAACTTCTCCACCCTCGGCGTACTTTGACATCGCAGCTTGCTCAGCCAGATTGCGACCAATGAGGCTGCCCACGATAGGAATTCCGGTAAGTTTGCCGAGGCGGCTGCCGATAGTACCGGCCCGGGACACGTCATCAAGCGCACCCTGAAGCCTTTCCGCACCGTCTTCAGGCGCAGGCATTTGGTCTATCAGCTCCTTTTCTGTCATCACGGGGCCGCCGCGATTGTACCCATAACGCTCTTGCGCCCAGCCCTGCGCCCAGTCTGGGATGCTGTCACGGCTGTAACTCGGGCCCCACGCGCGGGGACCGGCGACGTCGAAGTGCATGTTGTTGTCGTAGAAGCCGAAGCCCCGGAAGCCAGCGTTCCATGCTGCGTCCGCGAGGGCCAGCTTTTCCTCGGGCGACCAGCCGGTGGTGTTCACATCGTAGGCGTTACCGTGGATGTGCTGGCTGTCTTTGGCCCCTTTGGCGGCTCTGTTTTCCTCCGGGCTGCGATACCCGCTGACGATGCCAAAGTCGGCCCCGGTCCAGCCCTTGCGTAGGGCTTCCATAGCTGCGCTGGCCTCGGGTGTCAGGCCTTCGGCTTTCGCCTCTGCGCGGGCTGCGTGAGGGGTCTTTTCCTTCTCGGGCCGCACGAGATCAGAGATGCTGCGAGCTGAGCCCGCGACCTTGTTCAGGGTGCCAAGGACATCGAGAACACCCGGCTGCTGACCAAATTCAAGCGGTGTCGCCACGGCAAGCTTCGGGATCGGCAGGCTTGCCATCGGGACGTAGCCGCCGTTGGCATGAACCTGACGCGGAACGTCAGGCAGGTATTTGGACGGTGCGATCTGGCCTTGTGCCCGCTCGACTGCGGTTTTGGCCCGGCGCTTTTCGAGAATGCCACCCAGCGTCAGCTTGGCGGCGCGGATAGCCTTCTCGTTGTCCATCAGATTTCCCTCTTCTTGTTCCGCACCTGCATCGCCAGCCGAATGACGTCAGAGTTGTGCTCGCGCTGCTGCATGTCGATCTCATGCTGCATCCGCACCGCGTCGTTCATCTGGTCACGGTCGACGCGCATTTGCTCCAAACGCAGGTCCTTCTCGCGGTCGAGGTCGCGGTTCTCGTCGTTGATCTGGTCGCGGCGGATCGAGTGCTCAAGCTGGCGGGCTTTGTTCTGCTCGGCCATCATCTTGACCGGATCGGGACCGACCGCACCACCTTCTGCCTTGCCAACCTCAGGGCGCTGCGCCTTCAGCATGTCAGCTTGCGCCCGCATGGTGTCGGCATCGGCCTTCTGCTTGGCGATCTTGATATCCTCGATACCCTTTATAATTTCCGGCGGCATCTGGTTGCGCTCGGCTTCGGGCTTCAGGAACTGCTCGGGGTTCGACCAGCCGATGGCGCGCAAGGCGGCCTTGTCGACAGCGACAGCGTCGTACAGGCCCGGGCTTGCCGCCTGCAGTTGCTTCAGGGCCATGATCTTCATAACGCGCTGGGCGTGGCTGGCGGTGTTCGGGTCAGCCTGCGGGACCAGTTCGACGTCGTCCAACGCGGCCAGCAACAGTTGTGGGTTCCAATCAACCGTTGGTTTGCGGTTGCGCTCCCAGAAGCTCTCGGGATGTTCACGGAAGCAATCACGCAGGAGGCTAAACTCTTCGGCCTGTGCGGCGTGCATGCGCTTGTGAACCGAGTTCAGGACCTTGGTGGCCTGCTCGATCATCGCCAAGGTGGTGCCGACCGGCGCATCGGCCCGGCCCTCGCCCACCTGCATTTCTGACGTGCCGCCGAGGCGCATGCCGGTGGAGGCAATGTTCTCGGTCAGCGACATCAAAGCTGCCGACGGCTCCTTGTAGGGCAGCGGCATCACAGCCTGACTGATAGGCTGGCCACCAGTCTTGACCTGCGCAGCGCCGCCGGGCGGGATGCGGAAGATGTTGGTGTTCTGGCGCGATCCGGTGTCCGAGATCAGGAAGCCCGGGAAGTTGGCGTACATGCCCGCGTCCAGAAGCTCGCGCCAC